GGTAAATCCAAGTGCAATTGGATACCGTAATGATATGGGGTGGTAAAGCAAATGGGACGGAGTATTTATTTCACAGATTTGGAGATTGAAAAGCTGATTGATTATGTATCTGATTCAGTTGAACTGTTGGGAGAAGCAGAAGGTACATGGGAGCAGACTGCCGAGGATATGGAAAATGGACTTGGATCGGCAATAAGAAAATTATATAAAGGCAGAAGAGGCGAAAAGATTTATGCAAAATACAAGACGAAAAGAGGGAAAGGTAATGCTAAAACCAGTAGTAAAAGCCAGTGAGTTTACCAAGTATGGATTCAAGCGCTGCAGAGGATTCCCAAAGCTGGCAGAGTGCTATTCGTGGAACCATGGCGCAGGAAGGGGTAACAATGAATAGATTGACAGAATGGATTGGCGAAGGAGAAGACCGACACGCTATACCAAGAATGGATTTGAGAAAAAACGGGCATCAGGCGTGCTGTAATAAGCTGGCAGAATATGAGGATTTAGAAGAGACTGGAATGATCTTGAAATGGATTCCGGTGAAATGGCATGTGATATTGGATGCCGAACGGGAAGAGGAAGGAATACCGGATGATATAGTCTACTATCTGGACTGCCCGATGCCGGAAGATGGTGAAGAAATAATAGTAACAGACGGAAAAAGGGTATGGACTGATGAGAACAGCATAGATATTGTAGGACATTGCTTGGAAAGTGGAAACGATTGGAAAGATATAAAAGCATGGATGCCACTTCCGGAAAGGTATAAGGGATAAATGGAAGAGGATAAATACACAATGTATGTGGTAAAAAAGATTTGTATCTGGATGATAACAGCTATAACCATTCTGATAGCAATGAAATGGACTGGATCGGCATGGTGCTTATGGGCGTTTTGCATTCCGGCTATATTAGAGTGATGATGGATAGAAGGTGATAATTTGCAGGAGAAACGAAGCAGAAAAGAACAGCGGCGGGACAGGCAGCAGCATTATGAAGAGTTGGAGAGCCGGCATGATGCAAAGGCGTTGGAGAGATTCAAAAGACCGGCGTATCAGAGCGTAAGCGTTGAGGAATATTTGGCGAAGAAGTATGACATTACAGCGGAGGTGGATACCATTGCAGACCGAAAATTTAAAAAATGAGAATAATGCAAAGAAATCATATCTCAGAAAATACCGGAAGCACGGAAAGCGAATTAAACGGATTGAAGCAGAGATAGATGAGATCCGGAGCATGAAGATGTATCCGTCAATGAATAATGACGTAATGCCGCATGGATCCAGTCAGAATGATTTGAGTTCATATGCGGCGGTATTACAGGAAAGAGAAGAAGAGTTATACCGTGAAGGTGTTAGTCAGGTGCAGTCATATAAGGATATTGCTTTCAGAATCAGCAGGCTTGAAGATCAGGATGAGAGAGATGTCCTGTTTTACAGGTACATAAAAGGGTATGACTGGTGGAAGATAGCACAGATTATGGATTACAGTGAGAGCTGGATTTATGAGTTGCACGGCAGAGCATTAAGAAAAATAGAAATTTCTTAAAAAGTGGAGTTCACTGGAGTTTTGCATATGCTAATATGGTAAAGTCGAAAGACAAGAAAAGAGATAACTATTTCATCGAAAAAAGCCGGGTAGCTAATCCGGCTTTTTGCTTTCCTGTTACTTATGCAAAAAATATGTAAAGGCAACGTAGGTCAGTATGACGCAAACATAACTGAATACAGTTGAATTACATTTTGTAATGAGTTGATGCACTTTAGTGAAAAATGCAACTCCAAATGTGCCAAGTAAAAACAGGAAAAATTGCGTACCAGCCATCATCTCAATTAGGTCTCTCATACGTCTTTCTCCTTTGTTGGGTATTTAAGGACTTACACCGCATGCATACAAACACATGTGATCGCCAGAAAGACGTAAAAACGAAATAAAGATATGGCTTTAACAACGTGGAGAAAAGTAAGACGTAACAATTGAGATGATGGCAATTACCGTACCTTAATCAAAGTCCGTAATTGATTGTTCATAGTGTACCTCCTTATGTTTTTCTCCTATGTCAGCTTATGCTGACTATTCCATATTACTGTAAAATGCGGAAAAAATCAAGGATTGCTAGAAGTTATGATTATGTAACAAGGAGTATTTGATGCAAAGAAAGGTGGTGTTGCAGGATGGCAAAACTTACGGCAAAGCAGAAACGATTTTGTGATGAGTACCTGATTGACCTGAATGCAACACAGGCAGCTATTAGAGCAGGGTATTCGTCGAAGACAGCAAATGAGCAAGGAGCAAGGCTGTTAGCAAATGTTAGTGTTCAGGAAGCAATCGCAAAAGCAACAGCTGAGAGATCAAAGAGGACCGGCATCAGTCAGGATCGAGTTATTCAGGAACTGGCAAGAATAGCATTTGTGAACCCACAGAATGTAATCAATCCCAAAGATGCATCAGTAAAAGCAGATGCGACAGAAGACGATCTGGCGTGTATTCAGTCCGTAAAGGTCAAGACAATGGACGGAGCAAAGGGGAAATCGGTTGAAAGAGAAGTTCGGTTGAATGACAAGATGAAAGCATTGGAATTGCTTGGAAAACATCTTGGTATGTTCAAGGATAAATTAGAAGTGGATGCTGATATGGATCTGAATATCACAATTGATTATGGTGAGGCTGATACAGGGTGAAGATAAATGTACAGGCAAACCCATGCTTTAAAGAGGTTGACCAGAGCCATAAGCGATACATAGTCATGAAGGGTTCAGCCGGATCGGGGAAGAGCGTAGACACAGCTCAAAACTACATTTTGCGGCTGATGCAGGACAAGGGAAGAAATCTGGTTGCCATGCGTAAATCAGATATCACCAACAGAGACAGCACCTTTGCTGAATTAACTGGATCGCTGTACAAGATGTTTGAAGATAAAGCAGATGCATACTGGAAAATCAACCGAAGTCCTCTGATGCTGACGTGCAGAAGCAATGGAAATCAGATCATATTCCGTGGAATGAATGACGACAGACAGCGTGAGAAGCTGAAGTCCATTACGTTTCCGAAGGGAAAACTGACGGATGTATGGATGGAAGAGGCAACGGAGTTTACCCAGGCAGATCTTGAGATCATTGATGACCGTTTGCGTGGAGAACTTCCACCGGGACAATTTTATCAAATTAGGATGACCTTCAATCCAGTAAACAAAAATCACTGGATTAAGAAGGCCTTTTTTGATATTCCTGATCCGAATGTACTTACCCATCATTCGACTTATCTTGGCAACCGGTTTATTGATGATGCATACCGGCAGCGTATGGAACGTCGAAAGATTGTTGATCCGGAAGGCTACCAGATATACGGACTTGGTGAATGGGGCGAGATTGGCGGACTGATCCTGCATAACTGGGAGGTTCGGGAAGTATCACAGAATCTTAATGATTATGATGATGCGGCTATCGGACAGGACTTTGGATTTAACCATGCAGACGCCATATTGCTTGTAGGAATCAAAGACGGGAATTTATATATCATCGATGAGATTTATGAGCATGAAAAAGAAACGGCTGAGATTATACCAATAGCCATACAGCATGCGATACCGACAAATAAAATAATGTGGTGTGACAGCGCCGAGCCGGACAGGATTAAGACCTGGAGAAATGCGGGATACAGAGCTAAAGGTGTTGATAAAGGCGGTTCAAATGGTTCAGTGAAAGCACAGATTGACTGGATAAAAGGTGTAGTCGATAAGAAGCACACGGTTAAACGCAGGATCTATGTTGCTCCCCATTGTGTGAATACGATCAAGGAGCTGCAGCAATGGAAATGGAAGAAGGATGAAAAGACGGGTGAATATATGGATGATCCGGTTCCAATTATGGATGATGCAATGGCAGCGTTACGATATGCCATTGAAGGATGGCGTAAAGCAAGTAAATGGCTGATGTAAATAGTATAAAGACAATTGACGGGCAGCGTGCACAGCGCCAGCGGTTTTTTCAGGCAGTCTTTGACGAAGACTGTGATTTTTTACCGTTAACAGAATTGCATTTGTTGTGAATGCAACCTCCTTTCCCGGTCGCAATCGGCGGTCGATTATGGTGCTGGCAGGACTGTCATTTAGATAAAGGGATTATAGCTCAGTGGTAGAGCACAGAGGTCACAGGTTAGATTCCTGTTAATCCCTATTTACTAAATAACAGAAGGAAGGTGTAAAAAGTTGCTGGATGTATCAGAGATACAGAAATTCATAGAAAATGATCTGGTGTCTGAAAAGAAAAAGTTCGCAGGTATCGGTCAGAAATACTATGAGGGCGAGCATGATATCAAAAAATACAGACTGTTTTATTATAACGCAGACGGGAAGTTTGTTGAGGATCAGGTGAGGTCTAATGTGAAGATCAGTCATCCTTTTTTCACGGAGCTTGCTGATCAGCTGTCAGCTTATACGCTGTCATTCAAAGAGAATCCGGTGCAGGCAAAGGATACAGTGGATGGATTGCAGGATTTCCTTGATCTGTATTTTGATGATGATTTCTGGTCTGAAGTAAGTGATGTGGTCACAGGAGCTTATACGAAAGGGTTTGAATATATTTTTGCATATAAGAATGCTTCGGATAAGCTTGCCTTCCAGTGCGCTGACAGTATGGGCGTGATTGAGTGTCAGGAGAAAGACACATCCGATCATCAACGGTATATGATCTATCATTATGTGGAACGCATAGAGAATGGTCGGAAGGTGATCCGGAAGATTCAGGTATGGTCAGAAAATGAGGCATATTATTATATCCAGGAAGGGATAAATGGAAAGATTGTTCCGGATGCATCGGAGGCAGTAAATCCAAGACCGCATATCGTATTTACAGACAAGAAGACGGGGATGAAAATGGGATGTTCACTTGGTTATATTCCGTTTTGGCGATTGGATTATAACAAAAAGCAGTTCAGTGGATTGAAACCAATCAAAGACCTGATCGATGACTACGACATCATGGAGTGTGGGTTGTCCAATAACCTGAAAGATTTTGATTCACCGTTGTATGTGGTAAAAGGCTTTCAGGGAGACAATCTGGATGAATTGCAGCAGAATCTTAAAACCAAAAAGATTGTTGGAACAGATTCGGAAGGGGATGTGGAAGTCAGGACAATCGATATTCCGTATCAGGCAAGAAAAGCGAAGGCAGATGAGGATGAAAAGAACATCTATCGATTTGGAATGGGATTTAATTCCTCTCAGACAGGGGATGGAAATATCACGAATATTGTGATCAAGTCACGGTATGCTCTGCTTGATTTAAAAGCGAATAAGCTGGAAAAGAGGTTAAGGCGATTGCTGAAACAGCTGATTAAAGTTGTTCTGGATGAAATCAATTTTATGAATGGCACAGGATATCAGATCACAGATGTCAAAATGAAGTTTGACCGGTCCATTATGACAAATGAATCAGAAAATGTAACCAATGAGAAGACAGAAGCAGATACACAGCAGGTTCGTGTTAATACGATTCTGAATATTGCAGAACAGATCGGTGACGAGCAGACACTGAAAGCTCTGTGTGATGTAATGGACTGGGACTATGAAGAATTGAAAGAGCAGGTGCAAAAAGAAGGAAATACGGCATCTGATGCGAGGAAGGCATTGGAGCAGGTCATTCCGGAAGATGTCTGTACAGAGTAGGTGATACGGGATGAAGAAACGTGAGAAAATTGTTCAACAGGAGTTTCTTGATGATGAGGAACGAGTGATCAAGAGGCTGCAGTCTGTATATGGACAAGCGTTGAAAGACCTGACACAGAGATCCAATGATCTTCAGGAACAGATCTATCGGATTCAGGAGAAATACAATTCTGTTGAGGATGAAAAACAAAGGAAGCTCCTGCAGAGCCAGGAACGCTCAAAGATCTACCAGAAAAGATATCAGGATGCATTGAAAAAGCAGGTTAGCAGTATTCTGGATAAGATGCATAAAGAAGAATTCAAGACAGTTCAGCCATATCTGGATGAATGCTATGAGAAATCCTTTATTGGAAATATGTATGTGCTGCATGAGGAAGGAATTCCACTGATCATTCCGATTGATCAGGAGAAGGTTGTCCGTGCTGTGCAGTTGAATAGTAAGATCAGTGCTGGTCTTTACAGCCGGCTAGGAGAAGATGTGGATCTGCTGAAGCGCAGAATTACCGCAGAAGTAAGCCGGGGAATTGCTACAGGAATGAGTTATGATCAGATGGCGAGGCAGTTGGCGAGCCGGACAAAGATTGGTTATAACAATGCAGTCCGGATCACAAGGACAGAGGGACACAGGATCCAGCAGCAATCCACAATGGATGCCTGTTATGCTGCCAGAGATCGGGGAGCTGATGTTGTAAAACAGTGGGATGCAACTCTGGATGCAGTCACAAGGGAGTCACACCAGATGCTTGACGGACAGATCAGAGAGCTTGATGACAAGTTCAGCAACGGTCTGATGTATCCGGGAGATCCTTCTGGAAGTGCTGCAGAAGTGGTCAACTGTAGATGTATTTTACTGCAGAGAGCACGGTGGAAACTGGATTCCAAAGAGCTTGAACGATTACAGA